AGAGGCTCGTGTTTTCTGAGCCGGAATATGTTGACACCCTGGAGGTCGTCGCCATTGACCGTGCAATTCGGGATTATGCACCGACCCAGAATGCCGCCAACGACGAAAACGGTGGGTCGTCATTTTCCATGCTTCCCGACGAGATGACGTGGTTCTGGGGCGAAAACATGGACTTGCTTTCTGACGCTGAGACGCGGCATGACGTGATGGCAGCGCTTGCCTACATGAGCGGTGATCAGCGCTGCCTGATGGATCTGCTCGCCAAGCATCGCGATTTGGCTGAGGCAGCCAAGGCATCTGGCGTGCCGAGCGCTACTTTCTACCGCCGTATTACCGACCTGCGCATGCACTTGCGCATGTTTGGCATACGGTCGGCCGCCTGACCGCTCGCGGGGTGGCTGAGAAAAACAGCCCCCTCGCCCGGTAAGAACCTTCACGAAGTAAACAAACGCCGCGCCCCTCTGGGCGGTGGTGGTAGGCCAACTCACGCCTGGAGATTTGATGTTGAACCCAAAAACCATTGTTGACACTACGCGCAGCGACCTAGGGCTGGGCGTTAACGCAGGCGCGGCCACCCCACCGGTGTACGTGCCCACCGAAAAACTGACCGATGCGGCTGCCTGCGACTGGATCGCCAACGCCCTGGCTGGGCAGTCGATTCAGTATCACGAAGGCTTTTTGATGATGGACCGCTCCGATACAGGTAGCGGGCTCCCCGCAAAGGAGCGAAACCGTCTGCATTCGGTCGCCCGGCGCATGTGGATTGCCTGTGAACTAGGGCTGGTCCACCTCTTTAGCAGAAAAATTGGCGCATGCCACTACCAGTACGTCGCCGTGCGATCGGCCAACACCCTCACACCCCCCGAAATCCGCACCCGCCTACGCCAGGTTGGTACGCCATCCCCTGTGCCCGCCACGGGCATCCATTAAGAAAGAGAGCCCTCATGATCCCTCACCCCGATACCCTCGACGAAGTGGGCAACTTTGTGTTGGCAGAGCTTGAAAACCTGCCACTAGCGGACCTCGACCGCCTTATCCAGCACGTGTCTGAGGCCGAGGAAACCGCGCGCCACTACAAGCAGTTTCTGCAAGGCGTGCTGCACCGTCGATTCGGTGAGCGTGCGCACCAGTTACGCCAGGACGCTGGTAAGTCCACCGGCACCGTCCGCTTTGATGTGGATGGCCACACCGTGATTGCCGACCTGCCCAAGAAGGTGGAGTACGACCAACGCAAGCTCAAAGAAGCCGTCGAGGCCCTGCGCAAGTGGGGCGAAAACCCTGAGGACTATGTGAGCGTGGAAGTCAAAGTTGGCGAGGCCAAGTACAAAGCCTGGCCGCCAGCCGTGCGCCAACTCTTCGACCCTGCCCGCACGCTCAAAGTCGGCAATCCCACCTACAAGCTTGAGCGCATCGTGGACGGTGTTGGTCCTGAGGCAGCCAATGACAGCAAGTTTGGGGAGGATGTCTGATGGCTATCTCCCTTGCACAACTGAACCGGGCGGGCACGCCTAAGCCGCCCAGGGTGCTGATTCACGGTGTTGCTGGGGTCGGTAAGACCACCTTTGCGGGTCAGGCCAGCAAACCCGTGTTCATCCAGACCGAAGACGGTTTGGGCACGCTGTCGGCCGCGAACTTTCCGCTGTCTCGGACCTTCGACGAAGTTATGGAGGCGCTCGCTGCGCTTTACACCGAGCAGCACGATTTCGCTACGGTCGTGATCGACAGCGTGGACTGGCTTGAACCGCTGGTTTGGGCCAAAGCTTGCCGCGACAACGGCTGGCATTCGATCGAGGACGCTGGGTACGGCAAGGGCTACGTTGCGGCCCTAAACCTATGGCGCCAGTACATCGATGGCCTCAACGCCCTACGCGATGACCGGGGCATGACCGTGGTGCAGATCGCGCACACCGACATCAAGCGCTTCGATTCGCCCGAGCACGACCCCTACGACCGCTACGTAATCAAGCTCCATGCCCGGGCCGCGGCATTGCTTCAAGAGCACTCGGACGTCGTGCTGTTTGCCAACTACCGGATTTCAACCGTCAAGGCGGACGTTGGCTTTAACAAAAAGGTCAGTCGTGCCGTGGGCTCCGGCGAGCGTGTCATTCACACCGTCGAACGCCCAGCCTTTCTGGCCAAGAACCGCTACGACCTGCCCGACACCCTGCCCCTTGAGTGGTCTGCCTTTGCGCAGGTCATGCCTGAAAGCTTACACGCCACCCTCATCCCGTCCACCACCCGCACCTGAAAAAGGAGAAATCACCATGGCTTCATTCGGACAAACCTTTGACGCATCCGCTGTCGCGCCCAGCACCAGTTACGACGTTTTGCCCCCGGGCAAGTACCTCGGCCAGATCGTCGCAAGCGAAATGCGCCCGACTAAGGACGGCACCGGCCAGTACCTCTACATGGAGGTTGACATCCTTGAGGGCCAGTACGCCGGCCGCAAGCTTTTCGACCGCCTCAATCTGGTCAATGCCAATCCCGACACGGTAGAGATCGCCAAGCGCACCCTGTCGTCGATTTGCCGCGCTGTAGGCAAGATGCAGGTGAGTAACTCCGAGCAATTACATCTGGTCCCGATGACTCTGGATGTGCGCGTGCGCCCGCCCAAGGGTCTGTACGGTGAGTCCAACGCCATCCGCTATCTGCCGCGAGGCGGTGCCAGCGGAGCCGCCACTCAGCCCACACAACCGTTCACGCCACCCCAGGCCCCTGTTGCTGGGCGCCCCATCACGGCTGCCCCGACCGCCACCCCTGCGGCCAACGGGCTGCCCTGGAAGCGCCAGGCGTAAGGAGGACCCGGGCATGCATGAGCACGTGCCAGCGGCCACGCCGATCCGACTGCCCAGCACCTTGCAGGGCTGCCGCGAGCGGTTGGCTGCGCTTCAAGATGAGATTGCGTCCATCCGGATCCAGATCGCAACGACCGACATCCGTCGACAGACAGAAAAGAAGTCGCTCGATGCCACCTGGTTCCACAGGGCCAAGACGGCGCTGCGCCTAAAACTGCAGGAGCTCGCGCAGTTGACCGCTCACATGGCCAAGCTCAACGCGGCTGAGCCGGGGGGCCATCGAGAGCGGTTCAAGGATGCGCTGATTGAGGTGCTGCGTGCCGACTGCGACGATGAGCGCTGGCAGTCAGCGGTGAACCGAGCCCGGGAGCTTCACGCCAAGCAGGGGGTGCAGCATGGCTGAATTGCCTAGCATCGCCAGCCCCACCCGTGAGGCGATCTTCGCTGCCTACGAGGCCGATGCGGGAGATGGGTTTCGTGGGCACCTTGGTGCCTCCTTGATCGGCAAGGCATGTGAGCGCGCCCTCTGGTTTGATTTCCGCTGGGTCACCCGTGCCCGGCATGCTGGCCGCCTTTTGCGCCTTTTTGAGACGGGCCAACTGGAAGAGGCTCGGCTGGTTCAGAACCTGCGCCGCACAGGGGCGACGGTTCTGGAAGTTGATCCGGATACGGGTCGCCAGTTTCGTGTTCAGGCCCATGGCGGTCACTTTGGTGGGTCACTTGATGGCGTGGCCATCAACCTGCTCGAGGCACCCAAGACCTGGCACGTGCTGGAGTTCAAGACGCACTCGGTCAAGAGCTTTAATGACCTGAGGACGAAGAAGGTGCGCGAGAGCAAGCCGCTGCACTTTGCCCAGATGCAGATCTATATGCATCTCATGGGCTTGACCCGTGCGATGTACCTGGCTGTGTGCAAGGACACCGATGACGTTTACGTCGAGCGAATCGAGGCCGATCCGGCTTTTGCGCAGGGCCTGTTGGCCAAGGCTGAGCGCGTCATCTTCGCTGCTACTCCACCGCCGCGCATCAGCACCGATCCCACCTGGTACCAGTGCCGCATGTGTGACCACGCACCGGTCTGCCACGCGGACGCATCAGACGCTTTAGCCCCCGAGATCAATTGCCGAACCTGTCTGCATGCAACACCCGTTGACGGTGGGTGGCATTGCGCACGCCATGACCGTCGGCTGACCGAGGCCGACCAGCGT